AAAGTATTAGAAGAAGGTCATTACCATGATATGGGCGGAGAAGATGAAATGTACAATGTTTTGGATCCCCACGGCTTCGAAAAAATGCCAGACGTCGATTTAATTGCAATGGCAGAAAAAGATGGAATTGAAGACATTATAGTTCTAGATGCCGAAGACAGCCTTGCCAATCGTGAAGAGGTAATAGCAGCACTGAAAAATGTATGAGTTTCAAGTTAGACAAGAAACAACAAGTTAAGGAAATGCTCCGGTGCGGTAAAGACCCGGTTTATTTCCTTAAAACCTACGCCCGTATATCTCACCCGATGCACGGGTTAATTCTTTTTGACACATACGATTTTCAAGATACACTTTTAAAAGACTTTAACGACTACCGCTTTAACGTTATTCTAAAAGCGCGCCAGCTAGGAATCTCTACGATTACAGCCGGCTACATTGTTTGGCTGATGCTCTTTCACCGTGACAAGGCAATCCTTGTCATGGCAACTAAGTTTGCCACTGCTGGTAACTTGGTTAAGAAAGTCAAGAACATCATGCGGAATATCCCCGACTGGTTAAAGATTGCCACCATTACAGTAGATAACCGAACTTCTTTCGAGTTGTCGAATGGTTCGTCGATTAAAGCAGCTTCTACCTCTGGGGACGCCGGCCGCTCTGAAGCACTGTCTCTCTTGGTCCTTGATGAGGCAGCCCATATTGAGGGACTAGAAGAACTGTGGACTGGCTTGTATCCTACACTATCAACCGGTGGTCGATGCATCGCGCTGTCTACTCCGAACGGTGTTGGTAATTGGTTTCATAAAACCTGTACTGACGCTGACGCTGACGCAAATAACTTCAACCTAACAACCTTGCCATGGGATGTACACCCCGATAGAGATACAGAGTGGTACAAGAAAGAAACTAAAAATATGTCCAAGCGACAAATCGCTCAAGAGCTAGAATGTAACTTCAATACCTCTGGCGAGACTGTTATTGAACCAGAATGTATGGAATATTTACACGCCACAATGAGGGAGCCCAAACACAGGACTGGCTTTGATAGAAACTTTTGGATATGGGAAGACTTTGATCCCACGTGCAACTATCTGATGGTCGCCGATGTCGCTCGCGGCGATGGGGCCGACTACTCAACCTTCCAAATTATCAAGCTAGAAACACTTGAGGTAGTTGGAGAATATCAAGGAAAGCCTTCTTTGGATATGTATGCTGGGATGCTAAACCAAATCGGTCGAGAGTTTGGCAGTGCTATGTTGGTAGTGGAAAACAATAATGTTGGATACTCTGTGTTAACTAAACTTATGGAATATGAATATCCAAATGTATATCATTCAATTAAGTCGACACATGAATATATCGAGCAACATCAAGCCGAAGCAATTAACTCCGCGGTACCCGGATTTACCACGTCGATGAAAACAAGACCACTTATCATTGCGAAATTAGAAGAGTTTATCAGAAATAAACTAATTACCATATATTCATCTCGCACAATTAATGAAATGAAAACATTTATTTGGAGGAATGGTAGACCCCAAGCAATGAAAGGATACCATGATGATCTGATCATGGCATTAGCAATCGCTTGTTGGGTTAGAGATACGGCGATTCAATCAAGCGCAAGAGATTTAAACTATCAAAAGGCATTTGTAAATGCCATAGTAACCAGCAAAACTACAATGAACACACAAATAAATGGACAACACGGCTACAAAAAAGACAATATCTTTGATAAAATGAGTGAAGCAGATAAATTATATAAACAATACCAATGGATTATAAAGTGAGAAAATAAATGGCCAGCAAACCTACACACAACCCCAAGAATCAACAATCGGACTTATTCAAATCTTTAACTAGATTGTTCTCGGGCCCTATAATTAATTATAGGTCACAGTCCGGCCGCCGCATTAGGCGCCAGCACCTAGATAAGTTCTCTAGCAGATTTAAATCAGCCTCTGGTCAGCAGTTTAAGAAATCTCTATACAATCCGTTAGATCAAATTTCAACGAATGCTATTCAGAATCAACAACGCGCTGAGCGTTATATTGACTTCGACCAGATGGAGTACATGCCAGAGATTGCATCGTCTCTTGATATTTATGCTGATGAGATGACCACTTATTCTGACCTGCGGCCAATGTTAAATATCAAATGCGCCAACGAAGAGATAAAAGCAGTGTTGGGAATTCTTTATGAGAACATTTTGAACGTTCAATACAACCTTTTTGGTTGGTCGCGCACAATGTGCAAGTACGGAGACTTTTTCCTGTATCTAGACATCGACGACAAATACGGCGTTCAATCTGTTATCGCGCTACCATCACCAGAAATTGAAAGACTTGAGGGCCAAGACACCACTAATCCTAACTATCTTCAATATCAATGGAACTCTGCAGGAGTCACTTTTGAAAACTGGCAGATTGCACACTTCCGCGTGCTTGGCAACGATAAGTATGCTCCATACGGAACATCTATTTTAGAGCCCGCCCGACGCATCTGGCGCCAGCTAACATTGATGGAGGATGCCATGATGGCTTATCGCGTCGTACGCTCCTCAGAGCGCCGTGTGTTCAAGATTGATGTTGGTGCTGTGCCTCCACAAGATGTAGAGCAATACATGCAGAAGATCGTTACTCAGTTAAAAAGAAATTCAGTAGTTGATGCCAGCACCGGTCGAGTTGATTTAAGGTATAACCCAATGTCAATCGAGGAAGATTATTTCATTCCTACGCGCGCAGGCTCGGCAACAGATATTCAAACACTGGCCGGCGCCACCAACATTACGGCAATCGACGACGTTAAATATCTTCGAGACAAGTTGTTTTCTGCTCTGAAGGTGCCTCAATCCTACCTTACAATGGGTGAGGGTGCCACCGAAGATAAGACCACATTAGCACAAAAGGATATCCGTTTCTCAAGAACCATCCAAAGACTGCAAAGGGTTGTAATATCAGAACTAGAAAAGATTGGTATTATCCATCTTTATACTTTGGGCTTCCGCGGAGATGATCTGCTGGCGTTTAAACTGTCGCTAAACACTCCCTCGAAGATAGCAGAGCTTCAAGAACGTGAGCACTGGAAATCCAAGTTTGATATTGCTGCCTCCGCAACCGAGGGCTTTTTCTCTCGCCGTTGGGTTTCTGACAACATTTTCGGCCTGTCCCACGAAGAGTTTACTCGTAATCAACGAGAAATGTACTATGATAGGAAACATGACGCTGCGCTTCAACAAGTGGCAGAGGCCGCTGCAGCCGGTGAAGCCGGCGGTGCGCTTGGTGGTGACATGGGAGGCGACCTTGGTGGAGGACTTGAGGCAGATCTTGGAGCAGAAGAGGTACCAGCAGCAGATGTTGGCGGCTTGGACGCCGATGCTCCCGACGATGCCCCTGCCGGCGACGACTCTCCGCTTCTCGCAATACCCCCGGGAAGCCGTCCGTCCAAAAGATTAACACCGGGAGAAAAAATGAAACCTAGAATAACCCCTGGCGCCAAAGGCAAAGTATATACTCCCACCAAGACAGATTCTCGGCCACAAGGCGCCCGTACTCGCAATTTAAAGAGCATGGGCAGCACCGAGATTACTCCCCGAACCACGCTACCGGGCCGCGATGCCCTAAGTGCTTTGGGCAGGGGTGTTGTAGAAACATCCCATGGAACAGGCTTTTATGAAGAACAGGAGCCTACTTATTCTTTGAAAGACCGGAATCAAGAAAAACAAATTCTTGAAGTAAATCAGTCGGTTCGTCAACTTGTTGAAATCCTAGATAAAAAAGATAAATCATTAACGGAGCAAAAAAATGAAGATTAAACACAACAAAAAGAGAAACACAGCCTTTGTTTTCGAAACCTTAATGAGAGAAGCAACTGCTGCTATCTTAAAAGGAGACGAGCAGAGGAAGGATGCAGTAATTAAAATCGTAAGAACACACTTCAAGTCGGGAACCGAATTGAATAAGCACCTAGAGTGCTATAAAGCTTTATACGAGAATCAAGATATTTCATTAAAGTTTAGTGAGCGCATTTTAAAAGAAGCCAAACAGGCCTCAAGATTAATAGACCCACATGGGCTTTTCAAACAGCAAACTGAACTTATTAATGACATCAATAAAGATTTAGAACCCACAGTGTTTAACAACTTTGTGCCAAATTACAAAACATTGGCCACGATTGATCAGATTTTCTCTACGAAGCTGCCCCCCAAGAGCAGGGTAATGCTGGAGAACTCAATTGTTGAAAACATGAGCAAGTCGGCAGAGCCACAACAACCGCATGCATTTATGGACAATCTAGTCCTCGATACCTTCACAGAGAAGTTTAACGAAAAATACTCGGAAGCCCTCTCTGAAGAACAAAAACAATTGCTTTCTCACTACATCACTTCGTTTGCAGATAACGCAGTAGAACTGAAGACTTACTTGAATGAAGAGATCGCCCGATTGAGAGCCGTACTAGTCGAGGCCTCCAAGGGAGATGACTTCGGTACAGATGAAGGTATGAAGTCTAAGGCCGGCCTCATCGTTGAGAAACTTGACACATATGCTAAAACAGAGATTAATGATAACATCTTACTCACTGTTTTAAAGACACAAGAACTAGCAAAGGAATTGAGCCATGGCAATAATAATTAAAATTGGCAAAGAAGCTAATGCAAAAAAAGTAAGATTAGAACTTGATCTTCGTAAGTCCATGAGCGGTGATCTTATGATCTTTGATCATGGCGATATTGATATTGTGTTATCCCCAGCAAAAAATAAAGTAGTAGTCTTTCCGAAGGATACCATGACTGATTTAGTGTACGGCGCCCAGAATAGGTTGTTTGCACATCTCCGTAAAAAAGGCATCATTGTTGCTGAGAGTATCCAGGCCGGAGCTTTTTATGGCTCTATCGAAGGCACCCTGGAGCAATCGACATTAGAAGAAGCCAGTTCTGCTAAGATGGCTTTAATCAACATCTCAAACTTTATTGATGAAGAGCGTCCATACTTTGAACAGACGGAAGCAATTATCTCAATGGCCGACGATGAGTTGGTGCACCCAGACAAGACAGACTCAACTGAGCTTGGAGAAGTTCCGCAGGAAGTAGAAAAGGGCTCTATTCGCCCTGGTCACGTAAGAAGCGCCTATTCGATTGGCTACATGTACACAGTTTAAGGATTAAAGATGCCTGACATGAAATTAATATTAGAAAGATGGGACAGCTATCTCATTTTCGAAGAGGATACACTGTCACAACTCAAAGACGATCCTGCTGCAGTGGAAGAGCTAGCAGACGACGTCGCGCGCATTAAGGATAGAAAGAGACTGCAAGCCGTTTTAAGTGCGCTAGCTGCCGATCCCGAAATACTACAGGTGGTTAATGCACTCAAGGAACTCGCACAAGAAGTTGATGACGCTCCTGCCGATGTGGAGGAAGGTCTATCCGACGACTTCCTCAAACTCTCGACTCAGGGGTACTTGGGTGCCCAGAATTTGTTGAATACTGAAGCCGCTCGAAAAATAATGAAGGTGGCACCACCGCTGTTAGCTTTAGGTCTCATCGCTTTCAAGCTAACGAGCGGCGGCGGTATGGACGCTGATGACGGTGGTATGCTATCAACAATTTTAAAAGCCACCGGCAAGACTGACTTCGAATCAGTCCTCGGCGTCATGGGCGCCGGCGCCGAAGGTGCTGTAACGGAGAAGAAATGGAACTACTAACATTTATATTATGCGCTTACGGCTTAACACAAATCATTGTCTATGGTAAACTATTCAACAGAATAAGACCGCAGAAAGGAAAAGTTGGAGAACTTTTTAAATGTCCAATGTGCATGGGGTTTCATGTGGGGTGGCTTTTAATGCTACTTTCTCCATTTACAGAACTATTTAGTTTTGACGTTTCTATTGTTAACCTCCTTTTATTGGGAGGTGTTTCATCTGGAACATCTTATATATTAAACATGGTATTCGGAGACGAGGGGATAAAACATGAACACAAACATTTGGACAGCAAAGTGGATGCTACAACCAGTCAGACACTGTTGTAAGGGAAGTTAACTATGGGTAAAAAGCTATTAAGAGAGTATTACGCACTGTGCGAAGGCGGCGTTTGTCAGGACCTTTTGACCGAGGAAGAGAAGCGTTACGTCGCAGATGGCGGTATGATTTTATCTGGCATCATGCAGATGACAGAGACCCAGAATGGTAATGGTAGAGTATATCCACACAAAACCATGGTCAGGGAAGTTAAGAACTACCAAAAACTTGTACAAGAAAACCGCGCCCTTGGAGAACTCGATCATCCGGATGATTCAGTTATTAACCTTAAGAACGCCTCCCACATGGTCACTGAGATCTGGATGGATGGCCAAAAGGTTATGGGAAAAATGAAAATCCTTGAAACTCCTTCTGGCAAAATCCTAAAAGAGTTGGTTAATGGAGGTGTTACCGTGGGTGTGTCTTCGCGAGGTATGGGCTCTGTAAGCGAACAATCAGGCCAAACAATGGTGGAAGATGATTTTCAATTGATTTGTTTTGATATGGTCTCGGAGCCTTCGACGCCCGGCGCATTTATGATGCGAGAGGCAAAAGACTTAGACGTGTCGCAAGTTTTTACAAAAGCCGATCGCATCAATCGTTTATTGAATGAGGTCTTAGATGAACAAGAGTGACCTAAAGAAGGTAATCAAACCGTTGGTTAAAGAGTGTATTCATGAGGTTCTTCTAGAAGAGGGCCTCTTGTCCAATATTGTATCCGAGGTTGTCAAGGGAGTTGGTCCACAGACAATTGTAGAAGCTGAAACTCCCCCTACTAGACGTCAAAAGAAAACTAAAAAGAGCAATATTGCGATACAGGAACACCGACGCAAGATGATGGATGCGGTTAACCGCGATGCATACAACGGTGTCGATCTGTTCGAAGGAACAGAGCCGCTTAGCTCGGCCGCCGCCGGCGAATCAAAGGCCGGCAGTGTTGATCTTGGGGACCCCAGGGATCCCGGAGTAGACATCAGTTCAATTCTTGGCGACTCGTCACAGATTTGGCAGGCAATAAAATAGGAACAACATGAAGAAGAAAGCAAATGTAATTATCAAGCCGAATCATTCAAGAGAATCGGCTGAAAGAATGATCAGAAGGTTTATAAAGAAAACCAAAAAAGAAAGAATCGTAGAAGAAGTTAGAGAGCGCTCTCACTATAAAAAACCTTCAATAAAGAAAAGAGAGAAGAGAGAGAGAGCACAACGCGCTAAATATCGTGAAGAACAAAAACGTATTAGAGCACAACAAAGGCGCGCTAGAAAAAATAAGTGACTATTTATATTGTAAATCAAATTTTTAAGGAGTTTTTGTAATGGGAAGTTGGGAGACAGGACAAGGATTAAATTCAGTCGGCGCCTATCAAGTAAGCGGACGGCCATTCGCCAGCGGCAGTATTGTCGCACTACATGGCAACCGACCTGGCGGATATGAGGTGGTTTTCCCCTACGTGACACGCTGGTTCAAGGTTATTAATAATGATATAGGGAACAAATGCAAAGTTGCCTTTACTCTTTCTGGAATGACCGGCTCGAACAACTACTTTACAGTGCAGTCAGTTAGTGGTTCGGTTACTGAAGCGTTCGGTAGTACGTCTAATAACGCTACTAGCGGTATTTTGGAGCTAAAGGTGTCGTCTATTTGGATATCTGGTTCCACAAATGTTGATATCGTTGCTGGACTAACCTCCATCGCAACAATCCGCACAGCCACCGCAACAGGTCCTAACTGGTCAGGTTCAGCAGGAGTAGGATAGGCCCATGGCGAATTTTGGCTGGGCATATATTGATTGTGGTGACGTTGGTGCAGACGGCGCAGCCGCAGGTCCGACTGGATCACTTCAATTTATTAGCGGCGGTGGTGGACACACCACCGGCTCCAGCCAATTGGTATACTATACCGCATCTTATGGTGAGCATGTAGGCTCTTCAACGCTAGTTTTATCTGGCAATATGGTTATAACTGGCACTCTTAGCGCCAGTGTTTTTAATTATGAAGACATCTCCATCATTGACGCAACGGGTTCCACGTTCTTTGGTAACACCATCGACGATATCCACTCTAGGACCGGTAGCTTAGAGATCTGGTCTGGCACAACGCCGGTCCTTTCAGCAAGCTCTTACAGTAAACAAACTTTTGTTAAGGGTTTTGGTGGAGGTTATCTTCAGATTAGCGGAAGCCATCAAACTGCGTCAACCTCTGATTACATTCTAGGCGTGGCCACTCCATTCACGGGTGGCACGGACCCCGTAAGAATAACTGTGCCAAGTCCAGCGACTTTCGCTGCTGGCGCCATACTCGTAATTAAAGACGAACTCGCTGCTCGCGGCGGCTCCTCCATTATAATAACTCGCTCTGTAGATGATACATATACATTTGATAGTGCTGCGTTCTATACACTAACTGGCTCATCGCCAGCAATTAGTTTGTATTCAAACGGAACTAACTGGTTCGTCTTCTAATTAAACTTAGAGGAGTTTTATAATGGCATTCAATCAGATGTCTGGCACCGTGTTCTTGCCTCAAGAGCTTCGACCTAGGCTGGATGTGATCCAATCGAACATCCTTTCTGGCAATTTCAGCACTTCTGATGCTGCTGATGTCATTAACATTCCTCGTGTTTCAAACGCTACGAATAATTCGCTTGTAACAAACGTAGGTGGTGACGCAAACACACTAACTTGCGAGAGTAACTTAACGTTTGATGGTACGTCCCTGGACGTTACAGGCGATTTAACGGTCTCAGCGGGCACCACACTGTACGGGCCGATAAATCTCTCTAGTAGTACCGGTCTCACCATCACAGGCTCCATCATCCCCTCTGGGAGCGCCGTATTCTCATTAGGCTCAGAGACCCAAAGATGGGCTGAGGTTTTTGTTGGGACTGGTTCGGTTCACCTGGGTCCTAACTGTTCGATTAGCTCTGCAGATCATAAAATAATGATGAACAAGACACTGGTTGTCACCGGCGCCTTGTCTGCATCAACATTTGTATCGGCGTCAACTTTTTATGGAGACGGAAGCAACTTAACAAATGTGAAAGCAGATCATGTTGTCGCCGAGGGCCCGGTAAACTCAATTCAATTTCATGATCCAACCGACTCCGACTTAACTGGATCCTCAAACTTAACATTTCAGAACGATGTTTTGTCGGTTGGTGGCGGGCTAACTCTCAATAGAAGATACACGGATTCTTCCATCACTGTTTCGGTAACTGATTACTACGTTGGAGTCGGAACAGTCAGCAATCCAGTAGTCCTAACATTGCCCGACGCAGCCCTTATGGGCAACGGTCAGACCTACGTTGTAAAAGACGAAGGTGGAGCCGCTCACTCAAACAATATAACAATTACCGCACATGGTTCACAAACAATCGACAATCAAAATTCGATTGTTTTGGAGTCACCCTATGCATCGATTCAGCTTTATTGTAACGGCTCTGATAAATACTTTATTGGATAAAAATTCTTCGGCCCTAGGGTACTACTTATTACCGAGGGTTTCGCTGTACGCATATACATTTGTGTATACCTACGGCTGATCCTCGTAACAACATTTATTGGAGGATTTTATAAATGGCTTACAAATTTCAATTCGGCTCCGCGATCATGTCCGGCGCCCTTACACAGGAAGGGGATCTTAATATTCTCGATGATGAAGGTGCCGGCGGCGCCCTCAAAATCGGTGGTACTCAAGTTATCTCCGCTCTTCGAGCAGTTTCTGGTTCTACCTTAGACGGTCAGATCATCAACCCTGGAACAGCTATGGTTAATGTCGACACAGCGGATATCGCTGAGGGCACTAACCTTTACTACACTGACGCTCGCGCACGCGCATCCGTCTCTGTAACAGACGCTGGTGGCGATGGCTCACTAGCATACAACAACAGCACCGGTGTTATCACTTACACCGGTCCATCGGCTGCAGAAGCCCGTGCCCACGTGTCCGTAACAGACGCCGGCGGTGACGGCTCCTTAGCCTACAACAACAGCACCGGTGTATTCACTTACACTGGACCAAGTGCTGCAGAAGCTCGCTTACACTTAAGCGCGTCTTCAACAACCTCAATCAGTGCTTCGTACAGCAAAGCAACTGGTATCATGACTGCTAAAGTTCAAAGCTTGAGCGAATTCGATACTGGCGATGTTTCCGAAGGTTCTAACCTTTACTACACCGACGCACGTGCACGCGCCGCTCTCTCCATGGAAGCTGATCGTTTTATCGCTTACAATGATAGCACAGGTGTATTCACAATGGATGAGACACTTTTCTCGGGTTCTGCTCGCGGTCTTATCAGTGTAACCGATGCAGGCGGTGACGGCTCTATGGCTTACAACGCTAGCACTGGTGTTCTCACCTACACGGGTCCAAGCTCTGCTGAAGCCCGCGCACACTTGTCTGTAACAGACGCTGGTGGTGACGGTTCTTTAGCCTACAACAACAGCACCGGTGTATTCACTTACACTGGTCCTAGTGCTACTGAGGTTCGTGCTCACTTTAGTGCATCGATGGGTCAAACCATTAGTTCTTCTTACGCTGCTGGCGTATTTGCTTCAAACTTGATGGCAACTGCTGCTGGTGATGGCCTTGGATTCTCTTCGGGTATCCTTTCTGTCAACGTTGATGACTCTTCTATCGAAACCAATGGTGATGCAATTCGCGTCAAAGCAGCCGGTCTTACCGACGCTATGATGAACGATGATGTTGCTACTGGTCTTGCTGGTAGCGGTCTTGTTGCTTCTAGCGGCGTAATGGCTGTTGGTGTCGACGATTCTGGTATCGAGATTAGCTCTGATGCTCTTCGTCTTAAAGACAACGGTGTTACTCTTGCCAAGATGGCATCTCTGAATCGTGGTTCTATTATCTTCGGCGATTCTTCTGCTGACCCTGCAGCGCTTGCCGTTGGTTCTGCACACCAATTCTTGCAATCTGATGGTACAGACCTTGCATATGTTTCAATGAGTGGTGACGCTACATTGGCTGCAGGTGTTCTTTCAATCGGTGCTACTAAAGTTACTGATGCCATGATGAACGATGATGTTGCTACTGGTCTTGCTGGTAACGGTCTCTCGGCTGCTTCTGGTGTTATGGCCCTCGACCTCAACGAGCTTACTGCTGCAACAATTAACGTTGCTGCCGATAGCTTCCCTTTCGTGGATGCTGACGGTAACGTTACTCGCAAAGAAAGCATTGTTGACCTTGTGTCTGGTATCGGTGGTGACGGACTTGCTGCTGTCTCTGGCGTTCTCGCCCTTGACGTCTTCGAGTTAAGTGCTGCTGCTGTTGATGTCGCTGCTGATAGCATTGCTATCGTCGACGCTAGCGATAGCAACTTCACGCGTAAAGAAAGCATTGCTGACCTTGTTACTGCTATGGCAGGCCCAGGTCTCTCGGCTTCTGGTGGCGTACTCACAGTTGAATCTGCTGCAACACCCGCAGCACGTGGAGATGCTGATGCAACTCTCACTGAAGGCTTCAACTTTGGTAGTGCTACTCTAACTGCTGACCGCACATGGACTCTTCCAGCCTCTCCGAGTGCTGGTGATGTCGTTCGCGTTAAGGCTCCTCAGGATCTTGGTGGCAACCGCCTCATTATCT